TAAATAAAAAAGGGAGGCTCCCTACTTCCTCCCTTTAATGTTTCGTCATCCGTTCTGATGACAGAGCCAAAGAGTTACTATACTTCACTCCTCCACTCTTGTACCTTACTACAATACAAATATATGTAAAAATTATTTAATAGCAAACTATGGAAGAAGAAATTTTAAAATTAAAAGAACAATTAACAGGGGATATGTTGGTCGATATGGAGATACGAGAGAAAATCCATAACCTAGAAATGCAATTAAATAATGTTAAACCTGAAGACTCACACTTTGAATGTATAGGATGCGGATCATAATCATAATACTTTTACTTTCTAGTTGTTCAGCTAACTATCACTTAAACAAAGCAATTAAAAAGGGTGTTAAGTTAGAGACTGTCGAAACGGTTAAACACGACACAACGTGGCTAACTAAACATAATTATCATGTTGATACTATACTAGATAAACAAACTATTGTTAAATACGTTCCTGAAACTAGATGGAAAACTAGGATAGAAACAAAGTATAAGTATAAGACAAATAAAGAGGAATTAAGACACATAGAAAGAGTTTACAGAGATAGTCTTAACCTAGAAAAAAGAAAACTCTCAGTAGAAAAAAACAAGAATAACAGGTTTAACAGAATAATAAATAAGGTGGTTTTCGTTCTAGTTTTAATTTTAATTGTATATATTTGTTTGAAATTCGCAGTTCATAGACTGCTCAAATAAACATTTATGAAACAAATAAGAAAACGCTTATCTCAAGAAGAAGCGAACTTAGTTGACCAATTCAGAAGGGTCAAAGATGAAGCTATTAATGCAGGGGTTGATCCTCAAGACGTTAAAAGCGGATGGTTAAAAACAGAAGAGTCTTCTCTTTACTTTACTAATCCCGACTACAAAACAAGGGAGCAAAAAGGAATAGAGAGTGTTCGCAAAGAAATCATTAAGGAACTTCAAGAGTATTCTCCAAAGTATCCAAAGATTAAAAGAAGTCCTTCAAAGGATGGGCATCTATTAGTAGTTGACCCTGCTGACATTCACATCGGTAAACTTTCATCTAGTTTTGAAACTGGAACAGAGTACAACCAACAGATAGCAGTTAAAAGAGTTATCGATGGAGTTCAAGGTATTATCGATAAGTCTTCAGGTTGGAACATAGATAAGATTCTATTCATCGGAGGTAACGATATATTACACACCGACACACCGAGAAGAACAACCACAAGCGGAACACCACAAGACACTGACGGAATGTGGTACGACAATTTCTTAACTGCTAAACAGCTATATGTTGATGTTATAGAGATGTTAATGCAAGTGGCTGATGTTCACTTTACATTCAACCCAAGCAACCACGACTATCAAAGCGGATTCTTTTTAGCTCAAGTAATTGAAACACATTTCAGAAAGTCTAAGAATATTACTTTTGATGTATCTATTAAACACCGTAAGTATTATCAGTATGGAAAGAACTTAATAGGAACTACTCATGGAGACGGAGCGAAACAACACAATCTAGGCTCTTTGATGTCTATGGAAGCTTCTGATCTCTGGGGCTCTGTTAAACATAGATACTTCTATACTCATCACGTACACCACAAAACTGCAAAAGACTTCATCAACGTAACAGTTGAGAGTTTACGTTCTCCAAGTGAGGCAGATTCATGGCACTTTAGAAACGGATACATTAGTCCAGTAGCGGTAGAAGGATTCGTTCATAATAAAGAGTTCGGACAGGTTGCCCGACTAACTCACTTCTTCTAAACAATATTCTACACTTATTAACATTTCAATACAAGTACAAAACTAAATCATTATATTCGTTCTGTTCATAATTGATTTTTAGGTTTTTAAGGAGCGGTCAGAAATGGTCGCTCTTTTTTTTTCAAAATAATTGTAAATAAGTTTGCAGTTATCAACATTCTTGTTATCTTTGTAAGGAACATTAAAATTTAAGTTATGAAAACAGAAAAAGAAAAACTAGAAGAAGCGATAATTCTTATTGAATCTTTGCTTAGTGTTTCAGATTTAAAGCCAAGTACGTTTGATAAGGCTTTTGAAAAATTACAAGAACTAAAAAAATAAATTATGGACATTTACAAAAACCAACAAGACAGAACTGAGATTCAAAACCAGTACGACTACGAATTAAGACAGTATGAAGAAATATCGTCTCTAAGCAACGATAATTTACTCGCCTTAGGGTTTACATTAGAGAATCCTAAAAACGTCTTAAAACGCTTTACAATGCAAATTAGAGATATTCTAGTAAAGTGTGAATCATTAGATAATCGTGTGTTCATTTTTTACCTTAATGATATACACGTTCCAAACATTGTAACAACAAGAGATTTGATTAACCTTATAAACTTATTCAAATGAATATAGACAGACTTTACAAAGCTTTCGATTCTACTTACAGAAAGTTAGAGTATGAAAAGGATTACGACAAAGCAACAAAGCTTATTGAAATATGGCATCAAGTAGAAGAACTACTCGGAGACGACTACGAGCCAGTAGACACAAAACCAAGTAATACAAAAATCTTTAAATATGAAGACAGATAGCAAAATAAAAGCGTTCTTCAATAGAACTGCTAAACTAGAGAAAGTAAGTTGGGATGAGAACGTATATGTTCCAATTAAGAAGACGATCCAACCAGATGAAAGGTTAACATTCAACGAAACATTTAAACATATACACAATGAATTGGACAGATAAAATAAACGTAACGAACGAGGACAATATGAAGTTAATGAAACGCTATCCTGACAACTATTTTGATTTAGCAATAGTTGACCCACCTTATGGAATAGACAGAGGAGGTCAAACGGAAACATTCACAAAGAATAGAAAGCATAAAAGAAAACACCACGATAAAAAAGAATGGGATAATTCAACACCTAATAATGATTACTTTGAAGAGTTGTTTAGAGTTACTAAAAATCAAATCATTTGGGGGGCAAACTACTTTGTTGAGTTCTTAAAAACAGGTACAATGGGGTGGGTTTTTTGGTATAAAGGTCAAGATGGGTTGTCAATGTCAGATGGAGAAATAGCGTTTACAAGTTTCCAAAGAGCTACAAGACAAGTAAACATTAACAGGGGTTTTATAGCAAAAGGAGGTGGTTCAATTCACCCCACTCAAAAACCTGTAAAACTTTATGAATGGCTTTTAATGAACTACGCAAAAGAAGGAGATAAGATACTCGACACTCACTTAGGAAGTGGAAGTATAGCGATAGCTTGTCATAATTTAGGTTATGAGCTAACAGCCTGTGAGTTAGACAAAGACTACTACGAAGCATCCTATAAACGATTTAAACAAGTAACAAGTCAAACACAATTATTTTAAAATGAAAGATAGAATTATTCAATACATCGAGACAAGAGGGCTCGATAAAGGAAACAGAAGAAGGGAAGTAAACTATAAAAGAATAATCCTTTCTAAAATCCTCCGAGAAGAAGGATATACACTTCAACAGATTGGTAGAATGTTTTCCAGAAATCACGCTACCATAATCAATATGTTAAAGAACTATGAGTACTTAAAGTCTTATAGTGACTTCCGACAAGCTGAAGACGAGATGAAAGAAGAACTTAAAATCGAAACCTTAGAGGAGAAAATATTGAAGATTAACAACATGGCTGATCTTCATTGGTTGCAAGAGGATATTAAAAAATCATTAACTTTGTAATTATGGAGGGTTGGATTAAATTACACAGACGGTTTTTAGAATGGGAGTGGTATGATGACAACAACACAAAGATTCTATTCTTACACTTGCTATTAAAAGCTAATCACAAAGATAAGAAGTATAGAGGTCAGATAGTTAAAAGAGGTTGTTTACTTACAGGTAGAGAGTTGCTATCTAAAGAGACTGGAATGAGTGTTATGCAGATACGCACTTCATTAACTAAGCTAAAATCAACCAACGAATTAACCATCAAATCAAGTTCGCAAGGTACTGAAATACAGGTAGTTAAGTACAATGATTATCAAATAGTAACCAACGAATTAACCAACGAGCAACCAACGAGTAACCAACGAGTAACCACTAACAAGAATGTAAAGAAAGAAAAGAATGAGAAGAATATATATAGGGCGTTCGATCATCTTAATATTTTTCAAGATGAATTTATCAAGTTAAATAAGGTTTACTCTAAACAGCAAATAGACTCTATACTGGATGACATTGAAAACTTTAAAGGCAACACTAAATATAAATCTCTATATCTTACTGCTAACAATTGGTTGTCTAGAAAATATCCTAATCAAGAATCAAAAGAGGATAAAACAAAGAACTTTATAAACAACTTATAACAATGAAAGGATTTAAGATAACAACATCGGAAGACGTTAAACAACCCTTAAAGGTCTATAGGGATACATACCACGACAAGGGTAAGTATTTAGGTTGGGATAAGCTCAACGAACATTATACCATGATGTTAGGAACGTGTACGGATTGGACAGGGTTTCCACGTTCAGGAAAAACACAAGTGTTAATGGAATTACTATTGAACACTTCTATGTGGTACGGGTGGAAGCACTTAGTATATTTTCCAGATGTAGGAAACAACGTAGAAATAATCTCAGACCTTATCCACAAAAAAACTGGGAAGACGTTTAACCCAGATTATGATAATGTTATTAGTGATGAGG